AAACTACTTCCCCATGCCTCTCAGGATGAAAAACGAGAGATTTTGCGGGATTTAGAGTTTTGGGAGTCCCAGCAAGCCCAATCGCTAGGGCAAAAGAAGCTATTAGCCTTTGCAGATCACGTATACCCAGGCTATAAAGTAGGCCCACATCACAAAAGGCTGGCTAAGATCTTTGAAGATATAGCTAACGGGATCAAAAAACGGGTAGTTGTAAACATTGCACCCCGCCACGGCAAATCAGAACTCATTTCTTACCTAGCTCCAGCTTGGTTTTTAGGTAAATATCCGCATAAAAAAGTCATTATGGCTTCACATACGGCTGATTTAGCCGTAAATTTCGGTAGAAGAGTCCGAAATCTGGTGGCAAGTGACCCGTATAAGCAAATTTTCCCGCAAATTGAGTTACAACAAGACTCAAAATCGGCTTCTAGATGGGGTACTAACTTTAATGGCGAATATTTTGCTATTGGTGTTGGGGGTGCTCTTGCTGGTAGGGGGGCTGACCTTTTTATTATTGACGATCCTCATTCCGAACAAGAGGCTAAGCAGGGGCGAGCAGACGTTTTTCTTCCCGCTTGGGAGTGGTTTCAGTCTGGTCCTATTCAGCGTCTTATGCCTGGGGGCGCTATTATTATTGTGATGACACGATGGTCGAAGCTTGATCTAACCGGTCAGGTTATTAACCACATGTCCAAAAATGAGGATGCAGAACAGTGGGAAGTTGTAGAATTTCCTGCCATTTTGCCAAGCGGCAACCCACTTTGGCCTGAATTTTGGCCTGTTGAAGAATTAAATGCCAAAAAAGCCTCACTTGATCCTCGCTACTGGCAAGCCCAGTATATGCAAGACCCGACTGCTGAAGAAGGCGCACTTATTAAACGTGAATGGTGGCAGATTTGGGAGAAAGATGACCCTCCTGACTGTGAATACATCATTATGTCTTTGGACGCCGCTCAAGAAAACAACAATAGGGCTGACTACAACGCCTTGACTGTATGGGGCGTGTTTTTTAATGAAGAAGTAAAGAATTACAACATCATCCTATTAAATGCTATTAAGAAACGGCTGGAGTACCCAGAACTTAAAAAGATGGTGTTTGAAGAATACAAGGAATGGGAGCCAGACTCATTTATTGTTGAGAAGAAATCCAACGGCGCTGCGCTTTATCAAGAAATCCGTAGGATGGGGCTACCGCTACAGGAGTTCACGCCAAGTAAAGGACAGGATAAGATTGCCAGGGTCAACTCTGTCACTGATTTATTTGCCTCTGGGATTGTATGGGCACCAGATAAACGTTGGGCCAAGGAAGTTATTGAAGAATGCAACGACTTTCCTAGTGGTACAAACGACGACTTGGTTGACTCCACGACGCAAGCATTAATGCGTTTTAGAAACGGCGGGTTTATCAGACTGCCATCCGATCAGCCTGAAGAACCGTTGATGTACAGGCGTAAAAACCAATACGCCTACTATTAAGGATAGATCATGGCTACAAGCTTTTTTGACAAAGCGTTAAACCAAGCGCCCTTGGGATTACAGAACGAAGGTCTGGTCATGGAGCCGGACATCGAGATTGAGATCGAAGACCCCGAGTCTGTTGCTATTGGCCTGGGCGGGTTAGAGATTGTTATTGGTAAGGAAGACGAGGATGATGGGTTTAACGACAACCTCGCCGAGAAGATGGATGCTAAAGAGCTAGCCACACTAGCTGAAGATTTATGTAGTGATTTTGAAGATGACATCTCATCTCGCAAAGACTGGATGCAGACCTACGTCGATGGGTTAGAGTTATTAGGACTTAAGGTTGAAGACCGTACGGAGCCTTGGCCCGGAGCTTGTGGTGTGTATCACCCCCTGCTGACTGAAGCTGTGGTGAAGTTTCAAGCTGAAACCATCATGGAAACATTTCCAGCACAAGGCCCAGTACGTACCAAAATTATTGGTGAAGAAACTAAAGAGAAAAAAGAGTCCGCTTCCCGTGTGCAGGCGGATATGAACCACCAGCTTACCGATGAGATGATTGAATACAGACCTGAGCACGAGAAGATGCTGTGGGGGTTGGGGCTGGCTGGTAATGCGTTTAAGAAAATCTATTTTGACCCAGGACTTGATCGGCAGACGGCGATGTATGTGTCGGCTGATGATCTTGTGGTGCCATATGGTGCTGCGAATATTGAGACAGCCGAGCGTGTTACGCATGTTATGCGTAAGACTAAAAACGAGCTAGAGCGGCTGATGGAGAGTGGGTTCTATGTTGATGTAGAGCTTGAAGATCCTAGCGATTCGCTTGATGAAGTAGAGAAAAAGATCGCAGAAAAGATGGGGTTCAGGGCAACAACCGATAACCGTTACAAGCTCTTAGAAATGCACGTAACCCTTGATCTTCCGGGCTTTCCTGACAAAGATGAAGACGGTAAAGAGACTGGGCTGGCTGTTCCATATGTCATTACGATTGAGAAATCAAACAGCAAGATCTTAGCAATTAGGCGTAATTGGAACCCAGACGATGAGTTAAAGAAGAAGCGTCAGCACTTTGTCCATTATCCTTATGTTCCAGGCTTTGGGTTTTATGCCTTTGGGCTTATCCATTTAATCGGTGGGTTTGCTAAGTCAGGTACATCGATTCTTCGTCAGCTTGTAGACGCAGGCTCACTCGCTAATCTTCCTGGTGGGTTTAAGACCAAGGGGATGCGTACTAAAGGCGATGACACGCCGTTTGCTCCGGCTGAATGGCGCGATGTAGATATAGCCTCGGGTGCGCTCAAAGACAACATCATGCCGCTCCCATATAAGGAGCCGTCCCAAGTTTTAGCTGGGTTGATGGATAAGATTATTGACGAGGGGCGTAGGTTTGCTTCCGCTGCTGATCTTAAAGTCTCTGATATGTCGGCTCAGTCTCCAGTTGGGACTACGCTAGCCATACTGGAGCGCACACTAAAGGTTATGTCGGCGGTTCAGGCGCGGATTCACTACGCGATGAAGCAGGAGTTCCGGCTCTTAAAAACCATCATCGCTGATTACACACCTGAGTCTTACGACTACGAGCCGGAAGACGGTAGGCCAAGGGCTAAGAAATCAGACTACGACAACGTTGATGTGATTCCGGTCAGTGACCCGAACGCAGCGACAATGAGTCAGAAAGTAGTGCAGTACCAAGCGGTTATGCAGTTGGCTGCTACTGCGCCTCAGTTATATGACTTACCCTATCTTCATAGGCAGATGTTAGAGGTTCTCGGTATCAAAAACGCCGAGAAGCTTGTGCCGATGGAAGATGATATGAAACCGACTGACCCTGTATCTGAGAACATGGATATGTTCCAAGGCAAGCCAGTCAAGGCGTTTATCTACCAAGATCACGCCGCGCACATCACAGTGCATATGTCTGCACTGCAAGACCCCACCACTGCTCAAATACTTGGTCAGAGTCCAAACGCTCAGGCTATGCAAGCAGCATTTATGGCGCATATTGCCCAACACTTTGCCTTTCAATATCGTAAGAACATCGAAGACAAACTCGGGGTTCCCTACCCTGCACCTAACGAAGAACTACCTGAAGATATGGAGGTCGAGATCTCCAGACTTGCTGCCGCAGGAGCACAGAAACTCTTGCAAGCTAATCAGGCGATGGTTCAACAACAGCAAGCACAGCAAGCCGCACAAGACCCAATTGTGCAGATGCAGCAACAAGAACTTCAACTCCAAGCTCAAGAACTGCAACGCAAAACAGCCAAAGATCAGACGGATGCCCAGCTTAAAGCAGCCCAGATCGAGACTGAGCGTATGCGGATTCAGTCACAAATGGAGATGGACGGCGCCCGACTGGGTGCTCAAATCGCCAAAGATCAGATGGAACAGGAGTTCCAGCAAGGTGTTGAAGCCGTTCGCCATGAGATAGAAGGTACACGGATTGGTGCTGACATAGCTCGAAATATTGCTGCAATGCAGCAACAACGAGAACAGACAACTGCTAAGGCTGTTGAGACAAAAAAGGGGAATAAATGACAGAGTCTGAGAAGGTTTTACGACATTTGATCAGCCGCTGCGTCGATGAACAAAAGCATTTAGCTGAAGTTCTAGCGCAGGGGTTGGCAAAGGACCACGCGGATTATCGCTTTCAATGCGGTGTGATGCGTGGAATTGCAATAGCGCAAGGGTATCTTGCCGATATGTTAGAAAGGATGAGTGACGACGATGAGTGAACTCCTAGTAGGGTCTACAAGCGGCTCTGCGACGGTATTGCCGGAAACCGCCGAAGAAAAAGCGCGACAACTCCCCGAACCATCAGGGTATCGGATTTTGTGTGCGATCCCAGAAATTGAAGACAAGTTTGATACCGGCTTAATTAAAGCCGAAGTCACTATGCACCATGAAGAGTTACTAACTACGGTGCTATTTGTCGTGAAGATGGGGCCAGACGCATACAAGGATGAGAAGCGATTCCCATCAGGGCCGTATTGCAAAGTTGGTGATTTTGTACTGGTTCGCCCCCATGCAGGCACACGCCTGAAGATTCATGGAAGGGAATTTCGCATTATTAACGATGACTCTGTCGAGGGGGTTGTAGAAGATCCTCGCGGCATTAGTCGCGCATAAGGGGTTTAAAAATGGCTGAGCAAGAAAACGCCAACACTGATTTTGAAATTGAGATCGAAGACGATACGCCCCCTGAAGATCGTGGGCGGGAGCCGTTACCCAAGGAATTAGTTAAAGAACTTGAGGACGATGAGCTTGAAGAGTACTCCGAGAAAGTTAAAGTA